CTTGAAATAAGGTATCTATAGCTTCTTCAGTAGCAATTTCAATAGACGGCTTGTAATTCATTTGCATGAAAAGCTCTAACTCTGCATCTGTTTCTGGTAAATCTTCTTCTTTAGTTTGAAATACATTAACATTAAAGTCAGATTCAATTTGCTGAAGCAAAGGCTTTGCAAGCATGTCACCCTCAATCATCTCTTGATATTGATTTCGTTTTTCAGCAGACAAAGCGTCTTGTGCTTTTGCCTTAACTTTAAACATCCTGTCATTCATTCCGTTGACTACAATGTCAACAAACTTTGGAATAATAGGAACTGGTGTCCAATCTAAATTTAAATAACTTAAATCACCATCAATTGCTAATTCATTTTTATATTTAGCTACAGACTGTTCTCCACGAGCATATAATCTTAAACGATTAAAGTCTCCCCATTGAGAATAAAATCTACAAGAGCCACTGTCTTTTCTAAACCATTCATATTGTATTGCTTGTCCCACTTGAAGCCCAAACTCCATTGAATCTTTAACGGAGTCTGATGCAAATTGGTCTGGAAATGCAGAAGCATTTACTTGTATCTTTACGTCTTTCATTTATTTAAGTAATTGACTAACTGAATTCGTGTTATTATATCTTGCAAAGTTAATGCTTATTTTCGATTTTTCTTTAGCAGGTGTGTACAAGTGTTTTTGGTTTGCCATTATAGCTAACCCAGAACTAATTGACGCATCAAACTTTGTTCGATTATTAATGTCAAATTTTGCCCAATCTTCTAAAGTTCTTTGAAAATACATTATACCCATTTCATCACTGTCTCTATAATTTTCGCTTAAATCTAAACCAACATGCTTTTCTATATACGATTCTATTGCAGAAGCGTGTGATTGTTTTACATCTTCACTTGAATTGGGAATCCCACCTAATTCTTTTTCTGTTTTAGATAATTTATTAAATGTTTTATCAGGTCTATTTATACTAAACCCTCTATAACCTCTATTTTTGAAGTGATACAATAAACGAGGTTTATTATTTTCACATAATATTGGCATCCCATAAAACACACAAGCCATTAATATTTCTTCAAAAAATATTTCTGCGGTTTGAGGCCGAGCTATGTATTCTAAAAAGAATTCATTGCTTGGTGCATTGTCCATATTAAATTTAGTCATACCATGTAAAGACCCATTTGATCCCTTACCAACTACAACTCCTGAAATATCATATGAATCACATCCAAACGAACCTACATGTTCATTACCTGGATATTTCCTTCCATTTTTTATTGTTACATTATTTTGTAATGACCTTTCAGGTAACCAAGATACAAAAAATCTTCCTCTTTTATCAGGACTCCAGATTACTCGACTATCTAAAATTCCATTTTCCCAAGAAAAAGATCCTTGGGTTATATTTTGACCCATAATTAAAGAGTCATTGTAATCTATTTGTTGGTATATTTTAGTTAAATTAAATAATGATTGCTTACTCTCATCCCTAAACGCATGCGATTCAGTTCTTGGAAATTGTCTGTAAAATTCATTTAAAGCATCAGGGTCATTAGATAATGAATCAACCTCGTTCTGCCAGTAATCTATAGCTCCTTGATGTATCATTTCACCGTCAATTCCTAATACTGGACTTGATGGATTATTAAATACAGGCATTCCATACCTATCTATAAACCCTTCCATATTCCACTCCATTGGGATAAAAAGTGAATATAACCCACTTTTAGTTTGACCATTAGAGTTTCGTGATCCCACATTAGAATCGTTATATAATTTTTTAAAATTACCACCACCTTTTTCTAATGCATTAGATGTAGAACCCATCATACACTTACCGACTATTTTACTACCTAAACGTAAACAAGTTTTTGTAACCCTCCAGTTATTTAAAATATTATCAGGACGCTCCCATTTACCACTTTCATCGTGTAGTAGTAGTCGAAGCTTCTCACCATCATAACTGTTGTCTCCAGTATTTTTCCAATCAATAGTAGTATCTAAACCTTCAAGCTCTTGCTCTTCGTTTAAATACATATTTTTTTTAGTAATTTTTGCAGCAGGAACTCTATAAGCTAATTCAGTTTTTGGCTTATCCATACCATCTTGTATAGGTTTAAAAAAGAATGGATAATTATTAGATATAGGAACAATTTTATCTGTAAACATTTTTTTTGCATCAGATCCAGTTTTAGAAAGTATACCTATACGAGCATCTTTAGTTATTGTACCCATATTAACTCCCTCGCATGAGGCCATAAATGAAAAGCCAGAACGTCTTATTTTTAAGTAATCCATTCCAAAACTTCTTTTGTCTGCCTTACAGGCTTCCCAAAAAATATAAAATATTCTGTTAGCTTCTCTAAAATCTGGAAATCCAACATCAATCTTAGTCCACTGTAAATACATGTAATGCGTTCCAGTGATGTAAGTAGGAACTCCTTTATTTATAAACCAAAAACCTTCTTCTCTAAAATTAAATTCATTTTCAATATAATCTACCCACTCGTTTTTAAAACTCGAAGGAGTATCATGCCATTGAAATATAGATTTAATTCTTGTTAATTGTTTTGGTAGTGTTTTAGCTTCCCAGTATTGATCTTCTTTTTTGTTTGATCTTTTAAAAACTTCTTTAGGAATTTTAGGAAGTGCAATGTTTAATCCGCTTACATTAATTACATCTTCAATTTGACCTGTTTTAGATATTACAACAAAATTATATTTTTCATTATAACCGTAGGTCCAGCTTTTAGCTTTGTTTTTTGTAGTCAAAACATTTTTAGGAACTATATTTTTAAGTTCTGTATATAATTTATTTTGATCTTGATTCTGCAAATCCTTTTGGCGTGTTATTTACTTTAGTGTCAACTCCTTCTAATAAATCTTTTTCTTCTTGTATTTTTTTTAGAATTTCAAAAGCATCCATAATACAAAGTTTTTTTGTTGCTGCTGCATTTTTTAATCTATCCGCAGCTAACTCATCATCTGTACCATATTTAATAATATCCTCCTTCGCCACCTTGATCAGCTGTATTACCGCTTTGTGTCCTGCTTCTATTATTTTTAATTTTGTTTCTTTTGTATTCATTTTTAATACGTTTAACTTTTTTTAAAGGATAATTTTCTTCGTTTAAATCATCCATCCAATCCCATTCTCTACTCATAACACAACTGTTATGTTTTTAGTAAACATACGATATAGTTTTTCATCATCTACAATAAATTCATATTCTGACTCTGGCTCATATAAAACTTCATCCCCTATTTTTACTCCCTTTTTTATCAACTCTTCATTAATATACCTAACAGTTCCTCTTAATGGTTCGTTTTTAGAGTTTTTATTTAAATAAGACTCTTGAGCTTTTAATGGTTTAATAAAACAGTATTTACTATACCCCATCCAATTAGATTCGTCTTTAGTTTTGTAAAGATAAAATTGATCAGGATCAACAAAAAATAAATCATCTTTAAAAAAGCTTTTACCACTCTTTCTACGACCATACATGTCGTTATAAAACTTAAATACATTATGATGTACTAAAAGTATATCACCCTCTCTAACAGGCCCTGTGTAATTTATAGGAGTTGCTATTACAATAGCAAAACGATTAGAAGATTTGTGATCTTCCTCGGAAGTACTTGTAATAAATTCTACGTCACCATAGGATTTAATATTATCGTACCTTCTATTGTTATAAGGTTTAACAATAAACGAGTATGGAGATTTCATTAAAAGTTTATATTATATTCTAAAGATATAGGTAAGGTACATTTAAATTCTTTCCAAAGCAAAACCTCGTCTCGTTTCATAATCCATATTTTATAAGATTCTGATGAAACATCATGTTGAATAAGATGTATTCCATAACTGCCCCCTAAAACATCCTGACCTACTATGTAATGCATAGCGCCAGACTTATAGTCTGCTCCGATTGAAATTTTTCTTATGTCCATTTTTGATTTTGCTAAACAGCCTCTGTTGTCAAAACCCCTGTATTACTAACAAGAAGTCTCCAGACACTATTATTAGGAGCAATTAACTTAACAACACCTCCATCAATAATAAAATTAGAAAGAGTTGAGATCGTACAAGACTTAGTCATTAAATCATTTTCTGCATCAGTAAGAATTAAATAATCTGCTGAGTCAATAACAGTAATGTTTGGGTACGCTGCTGTGTTGCTAATTTTTGCCATAATATTTATTTTATAACCTCTGCCTCTACAGCTGGTTCTTGTTCTGTTACTTCACCAGTTTGTAAATT